CAGGCAGCACTCACGTCCACTGCGTCAACCTGAAGGACGCGGCCGGCGTGACGTTCGTCTGCACCGGCGGGTTCAACGGCGGCGGCGACACGTTCATCGTCAAGCAGTCGACGGCGAGCGTGGCGGCGGCGGGCTCGTTCACGGCGTTCGCGCCGATCAGCCGCTACTACACCAAGAGCGCGCTGGACGGCACCGCCCAGTGGGTCGACTCAGGCGACCTCGCAAGCAACATTGGCACGATCACCATCGGGTCGGGGTCGGTGGCGTTTTACGTCGGCGCGGATGACCTGGCGGCGGGCGACATGTACGTCGAGGTGGTGCCGGGCACCAGCGGGATCGTCGTGGCGATCCTGCATGACCTCGAGGTGCAAAGAAACCCCAAGTATTTGCGCGCGCCAAACAGCTAGGAGGCTGCGGTGGGCCACCTGTGGGCGTCCCTCGTCGCCGCGGGCCTGTACCGGGACCTGCTGGCGACGGGGGTCGCGACGGCCGCCGGGCACGTGGTGCTGTGGCGGCCGTGGCGGGCCCACAGGCGCACTCAGCAGCTGATCGCCGACCGGCTCGATGCCTCGACGCCGGGCGGCCTGGGAGGCCTGACAGGAGAGGGCATGGCGAAGATCATCAAGACGGGTGAGCAGACTCCGACGTCGCCGGTGACGGGCCACACGGCCAACTCGGTGGATACTCACCCCGCCGACCACCCGAAGCCGGCGTCGGGGGGTGGCGGCACGAAGTGACTGGCGTCCTGGACCTGCTGCCGGCCGCCGCGCCGGGGGGCTGGCAGGCGCTGCACCGCCCGGATGCGCCGGGCGTGGTGCTTGACGGCCAGCCGTGGGCGGTGACGTGGGCGTCGTTCCTGCGTGCTGTCCATGACCCGCATGACGGGTCGGCGCGGCAGTTCATCGCGGCGGCGATGGGCGAGCGGATCCCGGCTGAGGGCGGGTTCCTGGTGCCGGAGCGGCTGCGGGCGCAGGTGCTGGCGTACATGACGCCGGCGCTGGTGCGGCCGCGGGCGCAGGTGCTGCCGATGGACTCGCTGCGGGTGCCGCTGCCGGTGCTGGACAACCCATCGCAGGCGTCCAGCGCCCAGGCGCTTGGCGGGCTGACGTTCTCGTTCGCGGAGGAAGGCGCTGCGATTGCCTCCAGTACCCCGTCGTTCGGGCGGGTGGTGCTGGAGGCGCGGAAGCTGGCGGCGCTGATGGCGGTGCCGAATGAGCTGGCAGATGACGCGTCGGAGGCGTTCGGGGACTTCCTCGCCAGGGTGATCGCGATGGGCCTGGCGTGGGTGGAGGATGACTTCTTCATCGGCACCAGCGGCACCGGTGTCGGTTGCCCGCAGTCGCTGGTGAACGCGCCCGCCGCGGTGCTGATCACCCGGGCGGGGAGCCCGCTGAACCTGGTGGACGTGGCGAAGATGGTGAACGCGCTGCATCCCGCGTCGTTGTCGGCGGGGCTGCTGCCGGGGGTCACGTCGGTGGCGTGGCTGGCGTCGGCGTCTGTGTTCACGGCGCTGCTGGAGCTGTACCTGGCGATCGGGACGCCGGCGAACACGGCGGTGGCGTCGTCGGACTGGCTGGACCTGGGGGACGGCTGTGATGTGGGGCCGTCGCTGCTGGGGTTGCCGCTGCTGGTGACTGATCATCAGCCGGCGGCGGGGACGAAGGGTGACCTGATCCTGGCTGACCTGCGGCATTACCTGATCGGTGACCGCAGCGTGATGACGGTGGAGCGGTCGCAGGGCGGCACGGGGTTCGTGACGGACGTGTCCAACTTCCGGGTGCGGAGCCGGGTGGATGGCCGGTACTGGATCCAGTCGGCGACGACGACGGAATCGGCGCAGTCCGTGTCCCCTGTCGTGGTCCTGAGCTGAGGGCGGCTGAGGTGCTGGTGGAGTGCGGGTGCGGGGCGCGGTTCGCGCCGGATCTGGCGGTGTGCCCGCAGTGCGGGCTGGAGGTGGTGGCTGGGATGGCGAAGATCACGGCCGAGGGCGTGTCGTTCCCGGAGGGGCATGCGCCAGGTGATGGTGAGGAGCACGTGCATCCTGGCTACGGCGTGCCGATGGAGGGTGCCGGGCATCCGGCGGACGGCACCATGTCGCCGCCTGTGGGCAGTGATGATCCTGGCGGTCTGTATATGATCCACAGCGGTGATCCCGGCGTGCATGCGGAGGGCGTCGAGGTGCTCAAGGTCGCGGCCGAGGATGCCGCCACCGACTTGCCCGCGCCTGCTGCCGTGCCGCGGACGCCGCCGCGGCGGCCGCCGCAGGGCACCTGATGACGAACTACCGGCTGTTCCCGTCCACGAACGGGCCGTCGGCGGGCACCAGTTACTCGGGCGGTTATCAGGCCGGGGTTAGCTTCGAGGTCACGAGCTCACCGGTGTACCTGAACGGCTACTGGTGGTGGGTGTGCAGCTCGCAGCAGCCGACCGCCGCGCAGGCGTTCGCGCTGTGGAGCGTCGCACCGAACGCGCCTAACGGCCAGAGCCCGGCGCTCGTGGCCGCCGCCACGGTGAACAACAGCGGCACGCTGACCGCTGGCCGGTGGAATCACGTCACGCTGCCGTCGCCGGTCCCGCTGACTCCCGGCGTCCCGTACCGTGCCACTACTGGCCTGACGTCTGTCACGCCAGCGGGGTTCCCGGACACTAACAGCCAGTGGGGATCCGGGCAGCCTTACGCGGCGGGCATCACGGCCGGCCCGCTGTTCGCGTACTCCGACTCCGGCGGGTCGGCCCCGCAACCGTATGGTGACCGGAACCAGGGCACGTTCGCGCTGGTCAACTCGCCGACGACGACATTCCCGGGGTCGGCCAGCAACAGCTTCAACTCCTGGCTCGACGTCGACATCGCGGACACCCTGCAGGCCGGGCAGGCATACCGGATCTGGCCGAACTACCCGCAGGGCGGCCAGTCCAGCACCGACATCTCCGGTTACACGCTCGGGATGGAGTTCAGCCTGTCGCAGCCGTCGTCGCTGCAGAAGATCTGGCACTGGAGCCCGCCAGGAAGCACGCAGCTGCCGACCCGCTGCCTGATCTGGGATGTTGCCACTCAGCTGGCCGTGAGTGGCACCGACAACGCGTCACCGGCGTGGTCGGGTGCGGCCGGGTCCGGGTGGATCTACTGCGACTACTCCAGCAGTGGCGTGGTGCTGCAGTCCGGCGCGAACTACAAGGTCAGCACGTTCCGGCTCGGCGGCTCGGGCCAGTTCTGGTTCGGCGTCACCACCGGCTACTGGGTGAGCGGCGGCGACGGGGCGTCCGGCAAGTCGTTCGGCGTCATCTCCGCACCTAACCAGGCCGGGGCGTCTCCCGGGCAGAGCTCGTGGAACGTGGCCTCCTTCGGCTATCCGGGGTCGTTCTCCGCCGCTGGGGAGAACGACTGGGTTGATGTCGAGGTTACGCCGCTCACGGGCGTCTCCCCGCCGCCGCTGGCCGTGCCGCAAGCCGTCAAGCGGGCCGCTTACTACTGAGAGGAGTGAGGCATGGCCGCGAAGACCTACCTGGTGATGAACAGCCCGATGGTGACGACGTCGCCGCCGTCGAAGCCCGCGACGGGCACGAGCACGAAGACGCTGCTGCAGCTCGCCCCGACGGCGCCTGTCCGGGTCATCGAGTGGGGAATCTCGCTCGACGGCTCCAGCGCGGCGACGCCGGGCCAGGTTGAGCTGATCGACACGGGCACGGTGTTCGCGACGGTGACGGCGTTCGCGGTGGCGGACGTGCAGCCGTCCAATGACCCGAATGCGCCGGCGAACACGTCCGGCTCGTCGGGGACGCCGCTGGGGCTGGGGACTGCCCTGTCGGGCTACACGGCGTCGGCGGAGGGGAGCGTCACGGCGACGCGGATGCTGGACCTGCAGCAGGTGGCGCCGACTAACCAGTACGTGAAGCAGTTTCCCCTGGGCCGTGAGCCGGAGGTTCCGGCGGGGCATGCGCTGCGGGTGCGGGTGACGTTCGGCACGAGCGTGAACGCGTGGTGCTACGTGGTGTTTGAGGTCTAGATGCCTGTCCTGGGCCGTTCCCGTCCGGCGTCCGCGTACCTGGTGGTACCGCGGCCGCTGGCGCTGCTGGCCCCGCCCCCGGTTCCCCCCGCGCCGCCGGTGGGGTCGTGGTGGGGGCTGGTCAGCGTGCTGGAGCACCGCAGGCAGGAGGCGGAGGCGTGGGACTCGATGCCGCCGATGGCATGCCCGAATGACGGTGAGCCGCTGATCAACGCCCCGGCGACGATGGCGGGATCGGGATGCCAGCTGTACTGCAAGTACGACGGCTGGCAGTACCCCAGGGACTGGCGTCCTGATGTGCATCCTGCCCGGGGGTGGACGTGAGCGCGGCGTCGACGGCTGGGCACTCGGCGAAGCACATCGCTAGCCGGAAGCATCATGTGACCCGGAAGCATAACCCGTCTGGGGTGAAGAAGGCGGGGGTGCGGAAGGCGCGGGTGCATGCGAAGGGGAAGCACGCGACCCACGCGAAGGCGCGCGGGTTCTCGCTGGCGTCGGACTTGCTGCCGGTGTGCGCGGCTGAGGCGGTTGCTCAGTCGTTGCGGCTAGCCGGGCAGCCGGTCAGTGATGATGAGGTTGAGTGGCTGTGGCTGGCGGCTGGCGGCTGGGACGGGGTGTCGATCGCGGTGGCGCTAGCGGCTGCCGCCCGGCTCGGGCTGGCCGGTTCCCGGGTTCAGTCCACGCCGGATGAGCTCGTCGTCGCAGATCTCGGTCACGACCTGGCAGTACTCCAGTTCGGCCTGCGGGTCGGTAAGCGCCTGTTCGGGGGTGATGCCGCGCAGTTCGAGGCGCTCGCGGGCCTCGTCATTGATCGTCCGTCCGGCCATGCCCTCATCCTAGGCATCGACTCGCCCGGCCCGCACTGCGTGCTGGCCACCCCGCAAGGCTGGTGGTCCTGGGGCCAGCTCTGGGACCCGTGGCCATGCCAGGTCGAGGAAGCGTGGGCGGTGAGCTGGGCATGACGATCTGGCGCCCCTGCTACAGCAACCGCGGCGAAACCATGGCCGCGATCGACTTCCACGCCGGCATCGACATCAACGCCGCCGTCGACCGCGCCATGACCTCGGCTGCGGAAAACATCGACGGCCACTTCCACAGGGTCTTCTACCCCTCCGATGACACCCGCTACTTCGACTGGCCCGCCCAGGGCAGCACCGGCGGCGGCCAGCGCGCGGAGCCATGGAGGCTATGGCTCGACGACAACGACCTCACCTGCCTGACCCAGCTAGTCTCCGGCGGCGTCACCATCCCGCTCAGCGCCATCTTCCTCCCGCAGCAGTCCAACCGGGTCAAGGGACGCCCGTTCTTCTCCTACATCGAGCTGGACCGGTCGCAGTCTTACTTCTTCGGCAACAACGGGCAGACACCCCAGCTCAACATCGCCATGACCGCCACATGGGGTTACGGCGCCGACGCTGACCCCGCCGGGACCCTCGCCGCCAGCGTCGGCACCAGCGACACCACGATCACCGTTACCGACGGGTCCAAGGCGGGTCCGGGTGACCTGCTGGTGCTCGGCTACGGCCGCGGCACGGCTTCCGGCTCCGCACCGTACGCGGCGGGGATCCAGCCGTACCAGGGCGAGCGGGTCCTCATCACCGACGTCGCCGCGGTCACGACCGGCCTCACCCAGTCCGGCTCCGGTGCCGGGACGATCAGCGACGCGGACAACGCCTTGTCGACGACGGGCAGCGGGTCGCTGAACGCGGGTGAGGTCATCCTGCTCGACCAGGAGCAGATGCTTGTGGAGCAGGTGGTGGCCGGGGTGGCGACCGTCAGGCGCGTGTGGAACGGCACCTCGCTGCAGGACCATACCGCGGCCACCGTCTACGCCTACCGGCAGTACAGCGTGCTGCGCGCCCAGCTTGGCACGACGGCCGGCAGCTACAGCTCCGGCGCGGCGGTGAACCGGCACCGGGTGCCGCAACTGGTGAGGGACCTGTCCATCGCTGAGTCGAACAACCGGCTGCTGCAGGAAGGCTCCGGCTACGCCCGGACGGTCGGCTCCGGGGAAAGCGCGGTGCCCGCGCCGGGGATGGCACTGGCGGACTTGTGGGCGGAAGCCCGCACGAGGCACGGAAGGAAGGCGAGAATCCGTGGCGTCTAGGTACTACGTGCTGGTATCGCAGGAACTGCTCGACGAGGAGCCGCCCTGGGAGATGGCCGGGCTGCACCTGATCGAGCAGGGCGGCTTCACTGAGCCGGGGATGCGCTGGTGCTTGTTCGCCGATGACAATGCGCCCGCCGAGCTGAACGGGAAGCGCGTCGAGCCGGTCTTCACCAAGTACGACGACGGCCGCGTGGAGATCACCGAGCGGCGGGTGACCGGCTGATGGCGAAGACCCTCATCAAGCTCAGCGGTCCCCTGTTCGACGGCCGCGCTGATGCCGCTGACCGTGAGTTCACTGCGCGGCTGGCCCGGGAGATCGCCGAGATCGGCCGCGACTGGATCAAGCTCGACACCGGGCGCATGACCAAGAGCGGCAGCAACACCGGCGCGGCGGCCGGGGGCGTCGAGCTCGAGGGCAGCGGCACCACCTACGTGATCCGGGGCGGCATACGCGCTGGCGAGTACGCGTGGCCCTGGCTTGAGGGCACTAGCCGGCGGAACCAGTCGACCGGGTTCAAAGGGTACGGGTCGTTCCGCCGTACGCGCCTTCGCATGCGGAAGCAGGTCACCTCGTACGCGCAGCAGCTCCTCGACGAGTACCTGCTGCCGAGGATCGGGGGCACGCCGTGACGTTCGACGCCGGCGCCGCCACCGCCCTGTTCTCTGCGCTCCGCTCGAAGGCGCTCGCGCTGAACGTGTTCGACGCGGTCAACTTCCACGAGCCCACCGCCCAACCGGGCAAGGGCCTGTCCCTGTCGGTGACCCTCGGCCCGGTCACGCCCCTGCTGTCATCAGGGCTGGCCGAGACGTCGTGCACGGTCACGTTCGCCGCGCGCATCTGGGTGCACGGCGTCGCCCGGGCGCAGCGCAAGCCGCTGGACGAGCTGGACGCCCAGCTGCTCGCCGCGACGGCGGCCCTGATGAACGCCTATAGCCAGGGCTTCACGCTCGGGGGGACGGTCCGCGACGTGAACCTGATGAAGATGGCCGGCACGCCGGGGTGGGTCGACTTCGACGACGGCACCTCCTACCGGGTCATGGAGATCACCATCCCCGTTGAGATAAACGACCTTTTCGGACAGGAGGCTTGACGTGGCGAAAAGCACTGGCCTTGGGGACGATGCCTGGTTCGGCGGCTACCACGTCGGCGGCGACATCTCCGACCTCATGATGCATGGCGGCCCGGCGCCGCTGGACGTCACCGACATCACCCAGTCGGGGCACGCTCGGCTGGGCGGCCTGCGTGACGGCGGCATCCAGCTGACGTCGTTCCATGACCCGGCCGCAGGGAAGGCCCACGCTGCGTTCTCGCCGCTGCCGCGCGGCGACGTGATCGGCACCTATACCCGCGGGCAGGTGATCGGGAACCCGTCGGCGTGCTGTGTCGCGAAGCAGCTGAACTACGACGGCAGCCGCGCGGCTGACGGGATGCTGACGTTCAAGGTCCAGGGCGATGGCGACGGGTACGGGCTGGAGTGGGGCACGCAGCTGACGGCCGGGCTGCGGACGGACACGTCGGCGACGCCGGGAACAAGCTGGGATTTCGGTGCGGCGTCCCCGTCGCATGGCGCGCAAGGCTACCTGCAGGCCAGCAGCTTCGCGGGCACTGACGTGACGGTGAAGATCCAGGATTCCGCTGACAACGTGTCGTTCGCTGACGTGACTGGCGGGACGTTCACGCAGATTACGGGGTCGACTCCGCTGGCGCAGCGGGTCGCGACGTCGGCCGGCTTGCAGGTGCGCCGGTACGTGCGGGCGACGACAGTGACGACCGGCGGGTTCGCGTCGCTGGCGTTCCAGGTGACGGTGTGCGTTAACCCGGTGGCGGTGAGTTTCTAATGCAGACCATCGGCGGCCGCGTGCCCTCGAGGCTCCCGGTGACGGCGTACAAGACCTACTTGATCGCCGCGCCCCTCTCGACGCACTGGCGTGGCCCGGTGCTGTGCTCGGAGTACGAGTGCGACGCGTGGTTTCACGGGTGGGAGACGCACGTCGACGAGTCGACGGAGCTTGGGCAGCGGCAGGCGCACTACATCCGCCGGGAGTCCGGGCGAACGTTCAGCGAGGAGCACCGGGAATCCGGGCTAACGATCTTCCGGTTCGAGCCGGGCCAGGAAGGGTTCGCGTCCCGGATCGCCTCCCAGGACCACTCGCGGCACATGGTGCGGCTGGAGCGCGAAGAGGCGTACATCGAGCGCGGCGGCGACCATCATGGCACGGTCGGCGGCCGCCGTGTCCACAAGAACCCGGCGGACTGGGTCGACTCGTTCGCGTCCAATCAGGACGCGCTCATTACCACGATTAACAGGGGATGACCCGTTGAGGATCCTGTTCATGTCGAATGCCCCCTGGTTCAAGACCGGGTACGGGCAGCAGACGGCGATCTGGGCACCGCGCCTGGCGTCGCTCGGCCATGACGTGGCGATAGCCGGGTACTCGGGCATGCAGCATGCCCACGCCGACTGGCATGGCATCCCCGTCTATGCCGCGAGCCCCGAGAACGTGATGGGGCAGGACGTCATCGGCTACTACTACGAGAAGCACCAGGCCGATGTCGTGATCGCGCTGACGGACTGCTGGGCGATGTCGCCGCGGATGATGCGGCTGCTGCGGACGGTGGCGTGGACGCCGGTGGACACTGACCCGCTGGGCCGCGGCATCGCGGACTTCGCGGCCGAGTCGGGGGCGGCGATGCTTGCGATGTCGGAGTTCGGGCGGCAGGTGATGGGCGAGGCGGGCATTGAGGCTGACTGCATCCCGCACGGGATCGACGTGGGCCTGTTCTCGCCGCCTCCGGACCGGGAGGCGTTGCGGGCGGCGTCCGGCATCCCGGAAGGGTGCTTTGCCGTCGGGATCAACCAGGCGAACCGGTCGGGGTTGCGGAAGGCGCTGCCGGAGCAGCTGGTGGCGTTCGCGCGCTTCCACCGCCGTCACCCGGACAGCCGCTTGCTGCTGCACATGGCGAAGAACCACGCCAAGGGCCAGGACCTCCCGATGATCCTGGACAAGCTGTCCATCGGCGAGGACGCCGTCTACTTCCCCGATCAGGGGGTGTACGCGGCGGGGGAGATCGGCATGGAGGAGATGCCCCGCTGGTACGGGGCGCTGGACGTGCTGCTGGGGTGCGCGATGGCGGAGGGGTTCGGGCTGCCTCTGCTGGAGTCTCAGGCGTGCGGGACGCCGGTGATCGCGACGGACGGCAGCGCGATGACGGAGGTTGCCGCGCCGGGGTGGCTGGTTGAGGGGCAGCCGTTCTGGGTTGAGCAGCAGCACGAGTCGTGGTGGGTGATGCCGTCGGTCGCGGGGATCGACGCGGCGCTGGAGGCGGCGTGGCAGGCGCGGGAGGACGGATCGATCGAGCAGGTTCGCGAGCAGTCCCGTGAGCACGCGCTCCAGTACGACGCGGACCTGATCCTGGCCGAGCGATGGAAGCCGTATCTCGAGGGAATCGAGGCGACGCTGTGAGCAAGCAGCCGGTCAAGATCACCGGCGAGGGCGTGGCGCACCGGATCACGGTGGGCGGCCACGACATCTCTGATGTCACCACGGCCCTGTCGCTGGAGATAGACGCGTCAACGCGCACGCCCGTGCTCACGCTGACGCTGCTGCCCGTCGGCTTGCTGGACGCCGGGACAGAGGCGATCGTACGCCTTGGCGACAAGACGGCCGAGGTTCTCAAGGCGCTCGGCTGGACCCCGCCGGAGGCGGCACCGTGACGGCCGGGACGCCGGAGGAGCTCGAGCAGGCCATCCGGGACGCCCTGCGCAAGCGGGACGCGGCGCGGCGCGCCCGGCTCGGTGACGAGCTCGCGAAGCAGGCCGCCGACGACGAGTTCGTCGCGACGGCGATGGAGGCGGCCGGGTACGGGCCTCCGGATGAGGAGACGGAGAAGGTCACGCGAAGGGCGCGGCGCCGCGGCCGGGCGAATGAGGACCGGGCGTTCGGGGAGGCGATGTGACCGCGATCAGCGTCGTGTTCTGCTCGCGCGGCCGGCCGGAGAGCCTCAGGCGCGCGATAGGCAGCCTGTTCGCGTGTGCCGTCGAGCCGGGCGAGATCGAGTTCGTAATCGGCGTGGACCCGGATGACGAGGCGACGCATGGTGCGGCCCGGCAGTGCGCCCATAAGATCTGGACTGCCCCGGAACGCTACGGCTACCACCGGCTGCACGACTATCTCAACGTGCTCGCGAAGATGGCCGCCGGTGACTGGCTGGCCTGGTTCAACGACGACATGGTGATGCAGACGATCGGCTGGGACGTGGTCGTCCGCGAGCACCGCCCGGCGGTCCTGTGGCCGGCCGCGAACCACGTCCACCACGCGAATATCGCCCCGGTCTGGCCGCGTGCCTGGTCGGACGCGACCGGCCACGCCAGCCCGACGAGTCACATGGACACGTACTTGCAGTGGCTCGGCGAGTCGCTCGGCCGGCATGACCGGATCCCGGTCGAGATCGTGCATGACCGGGCTGACGTGACCGGCGGCCATGACGACGCCACGTATGCAGAGGGCCGCGGGCTGCTCGGCTCCGAGGGGATGGTGCCCGGGTTCGACGGCGCGGCGCTGCGGGAGCAGATCGCGATCGATGCCCGGGTCATCGGGGGGCTGCTGTGAGCGTCCTGGAGCGGGTGCATGAGGCCCTGATGACCCGGGGGTGGATGATCGCCAGTGCGCGGGCGCTCGGGCTGCCGGATGAGCGTGACGTCATCGCGGCGCTTGAGCCTGCGCTGGAGCCGGACCCACGCGGGCCTGGGAAGATGCACGCGCGCGACGTCATCCACTATGGGCAGCGGCCGGACGGTAGCTGGCTCATGCGAGAGTCCGGCTCGATCGCGCACGGCGATATCGATGACTTCTCTCGCTGCTTCCTGCTGGGCGGCCATGAGTTCAGCACGGGCAGCCAGCTGGCGCACTCGGTTCTCGGCATGGTTCCCGCTTCACTTCGGTGCCCGTCTGGCCGCATGTCCGCCGACTACTTCCGCTACTCGCCCGGCACCGGGACTGGCTCGCATCAGGACGGCTTCGGCGACCTCATCATGATCTGGACACTGGACCGGACCGGCGACGGCGGGGAGTCCTACCTGAAGGCGCTCGACGGCCGTGAGGTGCTCCGCCGCGCGCTGATTCCCGGCGAGTTGCTGATCTTCCGCGACGAGATGTTCTACCACGGTCTCACCCCAGTCCAGGGCACCCGCGACGCGCTGATCTTCATTACCTTGCGGGACGGTGCTTGATGGAGTGGAAGCTGTTCGACACGGTTCCGCCGGAGCCACTCGCCGCGATCGCCGACCGCCCGTGGATGCGGCTTGAAGGCCAGCCGGGATTCACGCAGCGCGCCGCCATGGTCGCCGGGCTGGTCAGCCTCATGCTGGCCGCCGGTGACCAGATCACCAGCCTGACTGACCTCGGCTGCGGCGACGGGTCGCTGCTGGCGGCGATCGGGCAGCAGCCTGGCGTCGTCATGTGGGGCTACGAGATCGGCGCGGGCGACGTCGCGCACGCCCGGTCACGGGGCCTGGAGGTGCGCCGCGCCGACATCCTCGCGGACAAGCTCGACTACGGGGACTTGATCATCGCGTCTGAGGTGCTGGAGCACCTCGCCGACCCGGAGGGGTTCCTGAAAGGACTCCCGCAGGCGCCCCGCCGACAGTACGCCCCCGGCCAGTTCCTGCTCACCTCGTCGCCGTCACTGGAGACCGGCGACTGGCACAACCCGATCCACGCGTGGGCATGGGACACCGAGGGCTACCGGGACCTGCTGGAGCGGTCCGGCTGGCGGGTCCTGTACCAGGCCGAGTGTGACGGCGGATTGAACACGTTCGGCGGGGTCACCGGCCCGCAGCGGTTCCAGGCGATCGTGGCGGCCCGATGAGGACGGCGCTAGTCACAGGGGCAGCCGGGTTCATCGGCCGGCACATGAGCGCGGCGCTGGAGAATGCCGGGTACTACGTGCTCGGCATCGACATCGACGGGGCCGTCTACTGGGACGCGCTCGACCTCTTCAACGAGAGCCCGCCGTCAGCTGAGCACTTCCGCATGCTGCCCCGTGGCGGCTTCGACGTCGTCGTGCATTGCGCTGCTGTCGTCGGCGGCCGCGCCAAGATCGACGGCGCGTCCTTGGACCTGGCCGTCAACCTGGAACTCGATGCGGCCCTGTTCCGGTGGGCGGCCAGGGCCCGCCCTGGCCGCGTCGTCTACATCTCATCGAGCGCGGCCTACCCGGTGATGCTCCAGACCTGGGACGACGCCCGGCCGCTCCGCGAGCCGGCGATCACCCTGCACGAGCCGATCATCGGCATGCCCGACCAGCTGTACGGGTGGTCCAAGCTCACCGGCGAGCTGCTGGCGATGAGGGCCCGCGAGGCGGGCGTCCCGGTCACCGTCGTCCGGCCGTTCAGCGGCTACGGCGAGGACCAGTCCCCCGACTACCCGTTCGCCGCGTTCGCCGCCCGCGCCCGCAACCGCGAGGACCCCTTCACTATCTGGGGCAGCGGTGACCAGGTCCGCGACTGGGTCCACGTCGATGACATCTGCGCGGCGATCCTCGCCTGCATCGATGGCGGCGTGGACGGGCCGGTCAACATCGGCACCGGCCGCGGCACGCCGATGCGTGAGCTCGCGCGGCTGATGTGCGCCGCGGCCGGCTACGAGCCGGAATTCAGGGTGCTTCCCGGGCAGCCGTCCGGGGTGGCGTACCGGGTCGCTGACGTTACCCGGCTACGAGAGGTTTACACGCCTGCCGTCTCGCTCGAAGAGGGAGTCAGGCGTGTTTTCGAAGAAAGGGTGTGACCAGTGGCGAAGAGTACGGGACTGGCGTGGACGACGCTAACCGTCGCCGATGCAACCGGAACGAACCTCGTCGACATCAGGAACGACGTCACCGAGCTGGGCTTCGCGACCCCGCGTGGCGTCCAGGACACTACGGGCATCGACAAGTCGGCGCACGAGCGGCTGTTGCTGCTTGCCGACTTCACGATCGACCCGAAGGGCGTGTTCAACCCGAGCACCTCGCACTCGGTGTTCAGGACCGTCCCGTCGACGAGCGTGAACCGGCCGGTGGCGATCGTCGTCAACGGCTCCCAGCTCGGGGCGAACTGCCTGTTCACCGACTACACGCTGACCAGGACCAACTCCGGAGAGCTGACGTGGGCTGCGCCCGGGGTCCTGGCGGACGGCGGCATACCAACATGGTCGTTACCGGTCGACTATATACTACTGGCATGGAGGCTGCCTGATGGCACTCGTGGCCACGGCGGAGGGCGGTTACCGTCGCCAGCGGAAGGCGTACCGGCTGAAGTTCGAGCAGTACCCGGGCCTGGAGGTCATGGCCGAGTCGGTGTCAGTGCGGCAGCTGCTCCGCGTCATGCGGATGGCCGACGAACTGGGCGCCAGCCCGACCGAAGAGCAGGTCACCGGGCTATTCGGCGTCTTCGCGGAACGGGTCCGCTCGTGGACGCTGCTCGACGAGGACGGCGAGCCGGTGCCCCCGGGCCTCGACGCCCTCCTCGACGAGGACTTCGAATTCGCCCTGACGCTGGTGCTGGCGTGGGTGCAGGCGATCTCGTCAGTGACCGCCCCTTTGGCGACTACCTCCGGGGCGAATACGGCGGCGACGCCCCCGGAGGCGGAACTGGACTTGCCGATGTCGCCGCCGGAGCAGGGATAGGCCTGTGGGACCTGGTCGAGGCGCGGGTCATCCTCAGTGTCTGCGACCGGTTCAAGTGCCTGCCGTCAGCCGCGGAGCGTGAGGACGCGAGCGTGCTGCGGCTGCTGGAGATCGACGCCCTGACAAGGCCGGCGAGCGCGGAGGGAGGTGAGTGGCAGTGACGGCCAACGTGGTCGAGATCATCGTCAAGGCGAGGGATGACACGGGCGCCGGGATGGCTGCCGCGAAGGCCTCCGCTGAGGAAGGGGCCGCCGGGGCCGACGAGCTCGCGGCGGCGACTCAGAGGGCCGCGGCGGCCGAGGAGGAGTTCAGGGCCGCGCAGGCAGAGGCGGCGGGCGCGGCGGCGCAACTGGAGGGGCTGCAGCAGTCCGGGACGGCGTCGGCGGATGAGCTGGCGGGGGCACAGGACCGGCTGACGGCGGCGACGCTGTCGTCCATGGACGCCCAGATCAGGCTGGCGGCGGCCGACCGGGATGTCGCCGCGGCGCAGGGCCTGGCGGGCGACGCCGCCGAGGAATCCGCGGCGAAGGCCGACACGTCCGGGGGCCTGCTGGCGTCTGCAGGCGGCAAGATGAAGATGGCGCTGCTCGGCGTCGCGGTCGGCGCGGGGATTGCCGTGAAGGCCGCGAGTGACTTCCAGGACCAGACTACCCACCTGGTCACGGACGCGGGCGAGCTGCCCGGCAAGCTGGGCATGGTCCAGCAGGGCATCCTCGCCGTCTCTGCCGCGACTGGGACGTCCGCCAGCGCGATCACGGATGCCATGTACCACATTGAGTCCGGGGGGCTGCACGCGAAGGCCGGCCTCGCAGTGCTAAAAGTCGCGGCGGAAGGCGCGAAAGTCGGCGGCGCGGAACTGGACGTGGTCAGCAAGACGCTGGTCGGCACCTTGAATTCCTATTACGGCGCGTCACTCAATGCCGGTAACGCGACAAAGCTGTCCACGGCGATGATGAATCAGTTGATTGCCACCGTCGGTGCCGGGGACATGAGAATGCAGGACCTCGCGGCGTCGCTCGGCAATGTCACGCCGGTCGCTGCCGCCGCGAAGATCTCATTCGCGGAAGTCGGCGGCGCGATGGCCACGATGACATCGCAGAACATGTCCGCGCAGCAGGCGGCGCAAGACCTGCGGCACACCCTTTTGTCGATGGAGAACCCGAACGCGACGCAGGCGAAGGAACTGAAGGCGATCGGGCTGTCAGCTAAGGAAGTGCAGCAGTCCCTTGGCAGCAAGGGCCTTGCCGCGACGCTGCAAATGGTGGCGGCGGCAGCCGCGAAGTCGCACGGGACGCTTGGGCAGACTTATGTGCAGGCGCTGGCGAAGGCCATGGGCGGCACGACCGGGCTGAACACGGCGCTCATGCTGACCGGCCCCAACATGACGGTTTTCGAGAAGAACGCGAAGACAGTTGCGGTGGCCGCGAAAAAGGGCGGCAGCAGCGTCGACAACTGGGGCAAGATCCAGGGGACGTTCAAGTTCAAGATGGACCAGGCCAAGGCATCGATCCAGGACATGGGCATATCCCTCGGTGCTGCCCTGCTTCCCGCCGTCACCGCGATCCTCGGGCCGATCGCGCATTTCCTGTCCCTGATCGCCGCGAACAAGGCGGCGTCAATCGCTCTCGCTGCCGTTATCGGCGGGGTGCTGGCCGGGGCGATAGGGGCGAAGGCCGCATCCGCGATGAAGGACCTGTCGGGCGGGATCAAGGCCGCTGGCGAGGGAATGTCGTGGCTCGTCGGGAAGATCGTCGCGATGACGGCCGCGCAGGAAGGGCAGACGGCGGCGACTGAGGCGGGGACGGTGGCGCAGGAGGAAATGGACGCCGCCGAGGACGCTAACCCTATCGGGCTGATAATCCTCGCCATTGTCGCGCTTGTGGTTGCCATTTACGAATTGGTCAAGCACTGGCGTACCGTCTGGAAGTTCATCAAGGAGGCGGCGCTTGAGGCGTGGCACTTCCTCGATAATGACGTGCTCCACCCGATAGAGCATGCTTTCGCGCGGGTGATTGACTGGATTAAGTCCCACTGGCAGCTGCTCGTCGCGATCCTGACCGGCCCGCTGGGGATAGCCGTTTACCTGATCACGCATTACTGGTCGGATATCCAGCACGGGGCCGAGGATGCTTTCAAGATGGTGACCCGCGCAATTTCAGTTGCGTACGACTGGGTAAAGGCCCACTGGCCGCTTTTGCTGGCAATCCTGACAGGCCCGATAGGGCTGGCCGTCCTCTATATTGTCGATCACTGGAAGCAAATCACTAATGGCGCGTCGAAAATGTTCGGTGACGTCGTCTCGTTCTTCCAGAAACTGCCAGGGAAAATCCTCTCCGTCCTCGGCGACCTCGGCAGCCTGCTTTTCAATGCGGGCAAGTCGGTAATCCAGGGCCTGATCAACGGCGTCGAGTCGATGGTCGGCGGCCTCGGCAACGCGATGGGCGGAATAGCCAGCACGATCAAGAGCTACCTCCCGTTCTCGCCCGCGAAAAAGGGGCCACTGTCGGGTGCGGGCGCGCCCCGGAATTCCGGGCTCTCGATCGCCCGCCAGATAGCGGAGGGCATCACCGCGGGGACCCCGGTGGCGCATGGCGCGATGATGGGCCTCGCGCAGCGCCTCGCCGGGCCTGTCGTTCCCGGGCGTGCGGGCGCGTACGGCGCGGCTGCCGCTGGCGGCATCCCTGAGCTGAAGATCACCTACGAGCGGGGCGGCGAGGACATGTTCATCCGCTGGCTGAGGCAGTACATCCGCATCCACGGCGGCAACGTGCAGCTCGTGCTCGGGCAGGGGGCAGCATGACGAGCTTCCCGCAAGTGCCGCTTGACCTGCAGGCTGACGTGCAGTTGTCCGGGACGTGGACGTCCGCCACCAGCTACTTGTACCAGCGTGACGGGCAGGCGTCGCCGGTGACGATCACCCGTGGGCGGCCAGACGAGACCAGCAAGGCGACCGCCGGGTCGGCGAGCTTCGAGGCGAACAACAGGGACGGCAGGTGGTCACCGAAGTACCCGCTGGGCGCCTGGTATGGGAGCATCGGCCGGAACACGCCTGACAGGCTGAGCGTCCCGGCGCAGGCGAATTACCTGCGGCTGGAGGCAGGTGCACAGGCCCGCGCGTACGTCAACGACACCGGCGGCGGCTCGCCGCTCAGCATCAGCGGTTCCATTGAGATGCGGATCCAGTTGCAGTTGACCGACTGGCAGGGCGGCGTCCTGGCGGCCAAGTGGGATTCCGGCACGTGCTGGGCATGGAACCTGAACGACGACGGGACGCTGACGTTCACGTGGCTCGACGGGTCCGCCGTTGAGCATGGCATGAAGTCAACGCTGCCGGTGCCGTTCACGCGGTCGATGATGGCGCTGCGGATGACGATGGACAGCAGCACGGGCAACGTCACCTTCTACACGGGCACCACGATCTCTGGCTCATGGACACGGCTCGGAGCGGTGAACAGCGGCACCAGTGGCGCGGCCACGAGCATCGCGGTCAACCACTCTTCGGCGCTGGTGGTGGGCTACTCGTTCTCCAACCTGCTGCTGCCGAACAACCAGCTGTACGGCCGCGTCGCCGAGTACCGGCTGCTGAACGGGATAGGCGGCACGACGGCCGCGGACGGGATCTTCTCAGCCCAGTCGCCGGGGACCACGACCTGGACCGACTCGGCCACCAACACCTGGAA